AGCATGTATACGTTAGAAAAGAATATCTCTATGACCTTGAAGAGGGACATGGCGAATACACTCCAGGAATTTGGATCTCAGTAAAATCAACTCAGTATAAGGCGCTTTACTTTGAAACACTTCTCACTGAATACGGCGCGCTCTATGATAAGCTTCCTTTGTCAGCCTTCGTTTGGAAGAGACCTCACGGTAACCTTCCTCTTGATGTGCTTCAGCTTTGGGATTGCTTTGATTATGATCTCACCGTAATAGAAAAACCGATACTAAGTCGGTGTGAATTTTTCGGCAAAGATCGGAATATGCACCCAGGTGAGTATCTCTTCACAATCGATAATGCACATCCAGACAAATCTCGTATAGACATAAACTTCAGTGAACATGACCCTGAGCATAAAAGCTTTAATATCATTCAATTGGATAATGGACAATTTGCTGCTCAACCTAACAATAGAGTAATTTGGAAAGACGCAAGTTTGACACCCGCTGATCTTAAACAACCTGATTTTAAAGTATGTACTCAAAACTATCGAGTAGAGACCGAACCTAAATGGTCAGTTGGACATACAGATGAATGGCAATACAAGACCCTTGACGGGAAATGAGTACTACTGCCTCCCGGAAAACTTTATAGTTTATTATAACATGTTTGGCAGAAAAGTACACACTTAAATTTTCCTCTAAAAATAAAATTATACTATGTACATATGTGATTGACTAGTATATAATAAACTATAATATGAAAGGAAGCGACATGGCAAGAACTAAACGCGCTAGTATACATTACGTAAATAATGCGGAATTCTCACAGGCTGTTGTCGATTATGTTACAACAGTACAAGAAGCCAAGAAAAACAAACAACAACTTCCCATAGTACCTGACTATATTGCCAGCTGTTTCTTACGAATCGCTGAGGGTTTGTCTCACAAATCCAATTTTATTCGCTACACATATCGCGAAGAGATGGTCATGGATGCAGTTGAAAATTGTCTTAAGGCTATTGAGAACTATAATCTTGAAGCAGCAACAAGAACAGGAAAACCGAATGCTTTTGCTTATTTCACTCAAATTACTTGGTACGCATTTCTACGGAGAATTGCAAAAGAAAAGAAGCAACAAGACATTAAATTAAAATATCTATCGAAGGCAGATATATCTGTTTTTCTTGACAATGAATTTGGCGATGATATGTCTCAACAGGTTGTTGGTGCATTTGTTGATACACTTCGTGATCGTATTGAAAAGGTAAGATATGTAGATACTGAAGTCAAAGAATTTGCAAAAGAAGAAAAACAAAAACGCAAACGCGGCGTAAAAGCTGATTCAGATTTATCGGAGTTTCTACAGTGAAGGTAGCAGTTCTCAATGACACACATTGTGGTATACGTAACTCTTCCGAAATATTTCTCAACAACTCGGCAGATTTTTATTCGAAAGTCTTTTTTCCTTACTGTCAGGAAAACGGGATCGAGCAAATCCTACACCTCGGGGATTATTACGACCACAGAAAATTCGTTAACTTTAAAGCATTAAATCATAATCGTAAACATTTTTTGGATCCTCTTCGCCAGCTTGGTATGAAGATGGATATTATTCCAGGAAATCATGACACATACTATAAGAATACAAATGATCTCAATTCACTTAAGGAATGTCTTGGTCATTTTATGAACGAAATCCATATCGTAATGGAACCTCGTGTAATGGAATATGGCTCATTGAAGATTGCGCTTCTCCCTTGGATCAATCCTGAAAACTATGAGTCATCGATGAAGTTCATTCGAGAGTGTAAAGCTGATTGGCTCGGCGGTCACCTCGAATTGAACGGATTCGAACTCATGCGAGGTGTCAAGAATACTCATGGCATGGATCATAAAGTGTTTGAGAAATTTGAACTCGTCATGACGGGCCATTTCCACGTGGGTTCTCGACAGGATAATGTATGGTATCTTGGTTCTCAATTAGAGTTTTTCTGGTCAGATGCACATGATCCAAAATATTTTCATGTCATCGATACTGAAACTCGCGAAGTAGAAAAAATTAGAAATCCCTACACTTTATTTGAAAAAATTGTGTACAATGACGAGAAAATAGATTATAATAACTATAATGTCGAAAACTTAGATGGCAAACTTGTCAAGGTTGTCGTTGTAAATAAGTCAGATATTTTTACTTTTGATCGGTTCATTGATCGTATTCAGGCAAGGAATATTCATGAACTAAAAATTGCTGAGAACTTTCAAGAATTTCTCGGTGAAAATATTGAAGATGAGAAGATTAATTTTGATGATACTCATGAGATCGTTGACAGCTATATTGATGCTGTTGATACAGATCTTGATAAAGACAAGATTAAGATTCAAGTACGTGAACTCATGACCGAAGCACAGGCTCTGGAATTTGCATGATTATATTTAAAACTCTTCGTTATAAGAATTTCCTATCGTCTGGAAATACCTTTACCGAAATCCAATTGAATAACAGTAAGACCACTCTTGTAGTCGGTCAAAACGGTGCTGGTAAGTCTACCATGCTCGATGCTCTTTCCTTTGGCCTATTTGGTAAAGCACACAGAAATATTAATAAGATGCAACTTATAAACTCAATCAATAACAAAGGCTGTTTGGTTGAGGTAGAATTTGCTATTGGTGGTAATCAATTTAAGGTATGCCGCGGCATCAAACCGGGTATCTTTGAAATTTGGAAAAATGGTACGATGATTAATCAGTCGTCTCATGCCAAAGAATATCAAAAGATTCTCGAACAGAATATCTTGAAGTTAAATCATAAGTCATTCCACCAGGTAGTCGTACTTGGTAGCTCCTCATTTATTCCATTTATGCAGCTACCTGGTGGGCACAGAAGAGAAGTGATTGAAGATCTACTCGATATCAATGTATTCTCTAAGATGAATATTCTCTTAAAAGAAAGAAACACCCTTTTAAAAGAGAAGATTGGTAATATTAATTACGACATTGATATTGTAAAGACAAAAATTGACGGACAAAGAAAATACATTCGCGATGTGAATGATTTAATCGGTCAAAATATTTCAAAGAAGAAAGAAGACATCGCCAAATATCAATCTGAGATCACAGAATTACAGCAGAAAAATACAACACTTTCTGCATTTGTAGAATCAAAGCAAAGTCCAATTGAAAATGAGCTCAATACTCTAAATAATAAGAAACAAGCTCTTATACAGTATACTGCACAATTTAAGCAACAGATGACTACGGTGGCAAAAGATGCAAAATTCTATGAAATTAATGAGGAATGCCCAACATGTTCCCAAGATATTAGTCCTGAACTTAGAGAAGAAAAACTCACGTTTGCCAAAGGCAAAGCAAAAGAACTTAAATCAGCGATGGATAGGGCGGCTATCGAGTCAACTGCTATTGAGCAGAGTATTGAACGGGCAAATGATTCATTTTCCGAAATCAGAGAAAAGCAATCAGAAATTCATTCTAATAATCAAACAATCAATCGGTTACAGACACACATTCAGTCTCTTGAAAGCGATTTAGCAGGTCCTGAATCAGCCGATTTGGAAAAAGCAAAGGAAGATCTATCTGAATTTGAAGAGAGTAAATCAAATTTTCTAGAACAGAAGATGAAGTACTCAGAAGAATTTAGCTATAACTCTGTTATTGTAGAGATGTTAAAGGATACTGGTATTAAGACTAAGATCATCAAACAGTATCTACCAGTAATGAATAAACTTGTAAATCAGTATTTACAAATATTAGATTTCTTTGTTCACTTTCATCTTGACGAATCATTTCAAGAGGTTATTCGTTCTCGTCATAGAGATGAATTTACCTATGACTCGTTTAGTGAGGGTGAGAAACAAAGAATTGACTTGGCTCTTCTCTTTACATGGAGACAGGTCGCTAAGATGAAGAACTCGGTAGCAACCAATCTTCTTCTACTTGACGAGACATTTGATTCATCACTTGACCATGATGGTGTGGAAAATCTACTTAAGATTCTCTATACACTTGGTGATGATACAAACGTGTTTGTCATTTCTCATAAGGGTGAAATTCTAGATGGTAAGTTCAATAATAAACTTGAATTTGTAAAAGAAAAGAACTTTAGTAAGATGAAAAGTAGTGTACAAGCTAACGAACTTGTGTTATAATATACTTATCTTTTGGAGGATACATAATGGAACTAAATGACAACACTTTAACTGTCCTGAAGAATTTTTCGGGTATTAATCCGAATATGTTAATTCGACAGGGCAATACGATTAAAACAATTTCGGAAGCTCGTAATGTATTGGCTACTGCTGTAGTCGCAGAAGAGTTTCCGCAAGACTTCGGCATCTATGATCTCAATGAGTTTATTGGTGTACTCGGTCTTGTAGATACTCCTCGGTTAAAATTTGCCGAAGAGTATGTAACGATCGGTGATTCTACCGGTCGGTCAAAGATTAAATACTTCTTCTCACCAGAAGAAACTTTGACAATTCCTCAGAAAGACATTAACATGCCGGAAACGGAAGTTAAGTTTACCCTAACTAATGATACACTCAATAGGATTAAGAGAGCCGCATCCACTCTTGGTCATGATGAAGTGTCTATCACTGGCAAGGATGGAGTAATTAGTCTTTCTGTTGTAGACAGCCAGAACTCAACATCAAATGCTTTCTCGATCGACATTGATGGTGAGTACCCGCCTGAAGCAAACTTTAACTTTGTATTGGGTATCTCAAATCTTCGGATCATTACAGGTGATTATGATGTAGAGATCTCGAGTAAGTTAATTTCTTGCTTTAAGCATAAAGAACTTAACGTTAAGTATTGGATTGCACTTGAAAAAACATCTTCGTACGGAGTATAAAATGACTGAACCAGATAAGTATGACCACCTTTTGACTATTTCAAACCAAGTTGCCCGCTCATG